GTACTCCGGGCATCACTGCCCCCAACGCCATCGGTGGTCTGGCAGACGCATGCGTGGGATGGATATACTCACCCACCCGTGCGTCCGACCAAGTTATCGACCTCCGAGGCGAAGGCTAACAACGATGCGTTGACTTCTGTGTATCGAAAGATTGCGCAGGAGCAGACGCACATGGCTGGCGCATCCGCGCTGGCCGAGTTCGGAGACGTTCTCAGACAGTTTGGTCGACCCTACCGCTCTATCGTCGAGTTGATCCACAGGCATCTTGACCGCGTAAATTTAGAAACGCGGCGCCTGCGGGGCAACAGAACGAGAAAGGCGGAGAAGTTGACTGAGATTGTCGCGTCTACATGGTTGGAGACGAGCTTTGGTCTGATCCCTCTAATTTCGGATACAAGGGATTTAGCTGAAGCTGTCGCGCGTTGGCAGTACGAGTACTCGGAAACAGGGGTAACCCATGCCCGTACTCGCGTTGTTGGCCGCGGCGTCGACACCACCTCTAGCACAGTGACCACGAATACTGTACCCACGTCTACATGGGCGGTTGGCATAAACCACACCAAACGCACCACGGAAACAAGAGTACAGTACATCGCGGGTCTCAGCGCTTCCGTGCTGGCCGATTACGGCAGCAACGAGCGGTTGTTACAGCTTCTGGGATTCCAACCCCAGGATTTTGTACCGGCTGTTTGGGAAGTGGTTCCCTGGAGTTGGCTCGTGGATTATTTCACCAATGTCGGTAACATCATATCGGCAGCAGCAACAGTGACAGCTGGCGTTACTTGGGTGAATAAGACGGTTTCGCACCGTACAGTTCATTCAAGCGTGACCAGACTAGATCAGAAACTGACTGCCGACAGAGTTGCCGCGTTCGGTGGAGTGGTCCACAGCATAACCGGGGGATCGATGGGGGCATTTGAAAGCATCCGAACCGAGATGGTCCGTACAGTTCCGCCCAGCCTAGGGATCCCGTCGCTCGAGTTCACCCTCCCGGGTGAGATCAAGCAATTGGCAAACATGGCCGCGGTGCTTGTCGCACGCAAACCATCAACTCCGCGCTAGATGCGCTTAACAGCATGTGTCTCACGACACAGAAAGGATAGAGCCTCATGGCTTTCGCACCAACCAGCCCCATCACAGGGGCTCCCCAGACGGGTCTGACGTCTCCTACCTACACCATTGCCCAGGATGCGAATCCGGACAACAATGGCAAACAGTACTACGTCAGCGCTCTGGGAGGTACGCAATCGGGTGTGCTCGCACACTCGGTTGCTGCTCCGTTCACCTGCTCTTTCTTCCGACCCAAGACCATGAAGGTCCTGGCTCCCGTGAATCCAGTGACCGGCGTCCTCCGCAATGTCTCGATGAACGACTACAAGGCGATCACCCGCAAGGGTGTGCTGCCTTTGGCCGGCCAGAGCTACAAAACGGCCCTGATCAAGTCGGAGTTTTCAATTCCGGCTGGTTCGGACCTTGCGGACCCCCTCAGTCTTCGTGCCATGATTTCCGCGCACATCGGCTTGCTGAACCAAATCAGCAGCGCCATCGGCGACACGGTTGTCACGGGGACCATCTAGGTCCTCGCGACGCAGGCTAGCCCTTCACAGGGGTGATGCCTGCATCATGTGTGGTACGTCGGGATGACGTCCACTGACACAACGACTATCTGAGGTGCACAATGCGAAATTACGCTGGTCTATACTCGGATCTCCTGACCGATCTAACTGAGGCTGTTGGCCAAGACCCCCTTGTCAGTGATGACTTGGGAGTCCGGCACGCGGCCGCTCGTTCTCTGGCCCAGAGCTTCTACAAGAAGCTGTGTCCGGACGGAAACTCTAAGAAGGCTGACGCTAATGCTTTGGAGAAATTCAAGCAAATAAACGACAGCATCCCTGAGCGATTCGTCTTTGAGGCGGAGAATGAGGCCGAAAGTTGTTTTTGGGATTACTTCAAGTATCACCTAAACAGCGTCGTCGGTACGTACGAGATCGAAGGGTCCTTTTCACTGGAGTCTATCCGTGAGGGAATGTCGACAGGTCCAGGAGCCGCCCAAAAGGCGGATTCACGCTGTTTTGTCACCAAGCTCTTCGGTGGCGAAATGTCGTACTCCAATCCCTCGTTGATACCCCTCTATAGGGCCGCCTTGGTTGAAACTGGCCTCTGGGCTGATGCCGAAAGGTGTCGGTTCGAGCGCTACGGGTTCACGAAGGTAGCAGGAGGAACACTGTTCTTTGCGACAAAGAACGCTGAGATCTCGCGAACTTGCTGCACACCGTCACTTCTGCACCAACTGGTGCAGATGGCGTGTGGTGCTTTTCTGGAGAAGCGCCTGCTAAAATACTATGGCATCAGCCTAAGTACTCAGCCGGACTTCAACAGGAAGCTCGCTTGCCTTGGCTCGATCGATGGTAGCTTCGCTACCATTGATCTTGTTAGTGCAAGCGATAGCATCGGGATGGACATGCTCGACCAAGCTTTGGATCGTAGTTTCTTGAAGACTATGATTTGGGCTAGTCGGGATGATACTCTCGTCTGTCCAGACGGGAGCTTAGTCCTACCCCGGATGATCGCTACGATGGGGAACGGTTATACATTTCCCCTTCAAACGGTCATCTTCGCGAGCGCTGTTAGGGCCGCATGTCAGCTGATGGAACTTCCAACAGCCTGCCCGAAGACTCAGTTTGGAGTGTTTGGCGACGATATCATTGTCCCGTCAAGGGTGTATGAGTTTCTGTGCCGGATGCTTAACAAACTGGGCTTTCAGGTGAACGTAGGTAAATCGTTCAACGTGGGTCCTTTCAGGGAATCCTGTGGTCATGACTACTACGCGGGTCGCAATATCCGCGGGGTCTACATCAGATCACTCGAAATTCCTCAGCAGGTGTATTCCGCTCTAAATCGCTTAACCAGGTGGAGTGCCCGACACGACATATGCATTCTTCGAACATTGACGACGCTTAGGAATTGGTGCAAGATTAGTCTTGTACCCCCGAGCGAGGCCGATGATTCTGGAGTGCACGTGCCGTTCAAGGCGACTACTCCACGCGTTGACTCGAAGTACTGGTTTAAGTACCGGTGCCAAAGGCGGCGCGTGAAGACCATCAAGCTTACCGTCCGGGAGGACGACGGCTCAACGGTCGAGCGGTTAGTCAGCAAAGATGGGGATGTCCTCACGGACTCCGCCATCGGCGTTGGCTTCTTGAGTGGCCATATACGTCGACGAGATATCGCGTTAACAGAACCAATAGATTCAGTCTGGAACCTGGACTGGTCTGCTTCGGTCTCCTTGCGAGACAGAATTGGTGCGCGAGCTCGGTACAACGTCGTAACTAAGTCCATACCCTACTGGGACTGGCATCCTGATACTATGATGGATGTCAGCCCTGAAGGGAAGACTTACGTACGCCACGCCCTCACGGGCGTGTGTCGTGAGCGCTGGGAAGCGCTCACGACGACTCTATTCGGTGATCACCGATAGCGG